TATTTTTTTTGGTCCAACTCTTTTTAAAGTAAAAAAGGATTGTGGACATTTAAAATGTTCAGCAATACCTTCTATAATAGTATCCATATCCCCAAAACTTCCACTAGCCATTTTTTTATTTTTGATTCTCTTTAAGAATTCTTCATCATTTTCTCCATTTCTTTCTTCTAGATAGTCGCTCCCAATATAGTCAAGTGTTTTACCAAAAGCTAAATCTATATTGTTTATAGTTTCAACATCTAAAATTGATTTTGACAATTCATTGATTTGTTCTTTAATAATCTCCAATAATAGAGAAATATTACTATTTTCAATGTTATAAGAAGCTGGTAATCGGTTTGCAAGTTCAAAGTTTTCTAATTGTTTAATTTCTTCTAAAACAGGCATTTATATCACCTCGATTGTTGAATCGTCACAATAATAGTAATCACCTATTGTAATATCAAGATTATTACTTTCTGTAGGGTTAGGTGAAAGCCCTATTTTAGCTGTAAGTTCCAAAATATTATCACTAACAGAATAAGCTCTAGCTTCAATCTGATTTGTAACTATACGCTTTATTTGTGTTTTTAATCCACTTTTCTGTGCTTTTTCCACATAATCTTTGATAACATTTTTAATGTCTTGTTTTATTGATTCATTAACTATACTTTCAGTAAAACTTTTTATCTCAATTTTTATATAAAGTTGTTTTTTATTCATCATATAAAAACGTTCTTTTACCAATTGTCCACCTACATTTTCTATAGAGTACTCTCTATCTCCTTCGCTATCTATTCCAGCAGCTTTAAATTTATGAATAACTTGTGCTACTTCTTTCGAATCTATACCATCAATATATATTCTGATATTCCCAGGAGCTATTCCATTACTATCAGTTTTATCTGTAGGATTTTCAAGTACTAAAACATTATTTATAGTTTTAAGTTTAAGTAATTCTGAAGTTATTGTTTCAACTGTAGAACCACTTCTATTCTGTCTGTTTCTTTTTATTCTCTCTCTATAATAAATATCTTTTTCAATACCATCTCCTCCAGTAGCAGGTGTTATATTAGTGACAGAAATAACGCCAGTAATATTATTACCAAGTTCAGTTATATCACCTATTATTGCATTGTATTCTTTCCCATATCCTGTTGCTATAGCTTGAACTCTACCTTTCAAACTAGAAGTAATATTTAAAGCAGTTGTAGTTGTGTAGGTTGAGTTTGTGCCTCTTTTTTTAACAATAGTCCATTTAGGAATAGTCATTTCTTTATTAGTAGTAAACTCTAAAGTAGTAGTTGCATAAGTTCCTTCACCTCTTATAACTGGAGGAGATTCACTTTTACCATGATAATCTAGTTGTATTCCAGTAGAATAGTCTAAATAATTAGCAAAATAAGCCTCTCTTATTCCATTCCAAGCTTTAGCTATTTGGTCTCCTACTATCATTAATAATGCTCCCTCTGGTGTATACAGATCTAATTCCCATTCTTGACCAAACTTAGATTTTCCCGATGTTTCCATTTCTTTTAAAATCTCAGCATATGTTTTAGCTACAAATCCCTTTTCAGTAACTCCATATTGCATTTACTCTTCACCTCCTTTTATAATTTCGATGGTGTACTCATTTTCATCTGTACACAATACAGTAAAAATAATAACAAGTTGACTTTTAGTATTATCTTGCTCTACTGTAAGACTCTTTATCTCTTTAACTGCTTTATCATTTAGAAGTACATTTCTAATTTCATTCAAAGCCTTTTTTTCTTGTTCTTCTCCAGTTAATGAGAATATTTCTAACCAAGGTATTCCCTCGTTTTCATCTAGATACCATTCACCTCTCATTAACTCTATTTTTAAAATTAATCTTTGCTTTATATCTTGAGTTTTATCAGCTATAGCAAAATGCTTATTACTATCAAATTCAAGATCTCTAGTATTTAAATTGAATTTTATTGCCATTTTTCACCTCTTATTTTGGTGCTGATGATGTTTCTGTTCCTGCTTTATGCTCTGGAGCACTTACAGTATGAGTATGTTCTTTACCTGATATTCCAGCAAATGTTACATCTTGTGTACCATTCACTAATGGAGCTTGGACCTTTTCACTAGCTATTAATGATTTACATTCAATTAGAGCATTAGGAGCTTTTATCGATGTTGCATTTAATGCTGTTATAATCTCTACAGTAGTATCTAAACTTCCATCAGCTTTAAATACTATTTTATGTCCAGTCGATTTATTGATAATTAATAAATCATTGCTATTTTCAGATATCATTCGATCATATTCTCCATCTAAAGTTCCAATCACAATAGCATCACTTATATTAAATTTTCCATTTTTAGTGACACTTTCAGGTTTTTTAGTAGTTAATATTTTTTCTAAACTAACTTCTGCAAATGCAATAATAACTAGATCTCCATCTTTTAAAGGGTGTCTTATTGCAAATGTAGAATCATTCAAAAAGCACACAGGACAACGATCAATAGGTTGTGGCTCTACTTCTACACCTTCAATAACTGGTCTAGCTAGAGGTAATACAGTAGCTTCCATCTTGACTGGATCAAAACTTTGAATAACTGCTGGCAACTGTGTGTGGATATTATTTAATGTGATTACTTTCCATTTCTCTAACATTTCTATTATTTCCATCAGTCTATTAACTCCTCATTATTTTCTTCTTTTGTTTGATTTTCTTTACTAGATTGTTGACTATAAGGCGAACATTCAACAGTAGTTTCAAATTTTAATCTACTATAAAAATGAGAGACTGTGTCTATTCTAGTTTTAACAGTCTCTCCTTTATAATTAACAATATTTAATATCATATTTTCTTGTAGTAAATTATTCAAATACATAGTTAATATATAACCATTATCAGTTTTTCTTATTTCTTTTAATCCAGTATCAGCAGATACAGTAGTCTCTAACTCTGTATGTCCTTTTTTTACAAAATAGATTAAGTTCTTATTTATTCTAGCTTCTGCATTAACTTGAAGTGCTAATTTTTCAAGTTCACTTTTTAAAGTCCCTTGAGCATTAAATCCTCTTGTGTATGTAAAATCATCACAATTAATAACACCCATTCCATAGCTGCTAGATTCCATAATATTTTTAACTATTTGCTTTGTTGTACTTCCTGCTGAATAGTTTTTATTAACTATCTCAGTACTCCAACTTTTTTCTCCTTCAGTAGCTTTTATTTCAATTCCACCACTTCTATTCTCTTCTACTCTTTCAATATCTCCAAAGAATATCAACCCTTTACCACTTGTTTTATACCCAGCCATAATTGTGATTTTGTGACCTTCGGTATTAAGTTCTTGATTTTCTTCTTGAATAGTACTATCATCTTGTATTTCTTCTAATTCACTATCTAGTGAGGCAGTATCTATTAAATCCTCTTCTGAACTATTTTCATCTATTGTATTATCATTTAAAGCCTTAGGAACTATAACCTTTTTTCTTAATGCAGATTTAGTCAATTCAGTAAGATAATTAATATTAACAAGTGCATAGTTAGAAGATCTTCCATTTGACTTTCTTACTATAGAAAAGCTGATAGAATAGTTAGAATTAGTATATTCAACACCATCAATTATAATTTTGACATCATGAATGAAATTAGAGGACATTATCCTCAACTCCTTTCTTTATCTCATTTATAACTACTTCCCACTCTTTTCCTAGACTAAGAATGTCAAAGTATTTATCTACTGCTTTTTGACTGATGGGTAATACCTTCATGCTGAAATTGACCCCAGGTATCATATTAGCTAGCATTTCAACATTTGCTACCATTCTTTGACCTGCTGCTAAATATTCACCACCTTTTGTTAATATTTCCATAGTTCCATCTTTTAAGAGATTAAAATTAATTTTATTATTCCCTAGTGTTGTTAGTATACTACTAGACACTTTGCTTTTTAGCTCTTCTAATCCCCCAAAATCAAGGCATTTTAAATTAAATAGTCCGTTTCTATCTGCTTGTATTCCCATGCTTGTTAATGACGAGATAGTGACGTCAGGCAAGAATTGAGATGCTATTGAAACATTTTTTAAAGGTCTTTCAAGATACTTTATATTTCTCTGTGATCTGTTCCCTACTGCTTTACCAGGTTCTGCTTTTTCAGTTAATAAAGCTTGTTTCAAATTGATAGTACAAGCAAATCCATTCTTGAAATATTCCCAGTTTTTCAATCCTTGTATCATCATATTTGAATAAGTTGTATTTTCAACTAAATCTTCAACTACAACTAAATTTTCAGGGGAATAAAACAAATCTTCTAACAACTTCTTTTTTTCTCTATAATCATTTTGTAAATAATTTTCTTCTCTGTAATAGAGAGTAAATTCTAGAGTAACAGGATTAATAGTATTATTGTCTGTTGCAACTGTCTTATCTTCCATAATTTCGTCTGGTGAATATGATGAGAATGTTGCAATTACAGGAGAGTTGAAAAATTCTAAATCATTTATTTTTATCACTGATTCCCTCCCATTAATGAAGATTCAAATTTTAGTTTTGCATCCCAGTTGTTAGAAAAATTATCATTTATTTTGTTAGATAATAAATTAGCTAAATTATTAATTGATTCATCACTTGTAAATATTCCTCCATTTATACTAATTTCAACCTTTGGTGGTTCTTTGATAGTAAGAGAGATTTTATTTTTATCAATTGTATTTCCTAAACTTAACTTAGTTTTTAATATAGAATTTTTTAAAATTTCTTCTTTTCTTTGATTGAATTCATACATATTTTCTAGATATTTTTCAAGTTCTTCAGTATTAGTGTCTATTAAACTTATATTTTCATAACTTTTTGAATATCTTTGTTTTTCTAAATTTTGTTCAGCTCTGACATTTCTACCTTCTTCAATAGCATTATCAACACCTGCTTCAATACCAAGCATAGGAATAGTTTTAAATAATCCTCCACTTAAAAAATCTAAAATATTACCTGTTTCATTTACAAAAGAATTAACAACAGATCCTGCTGTAGCTCCTACTTTTTTAGTATAAGACCATAATCCAGTTGTAAAATCTGATATTTCATCTTTATTTCCTTCTAAATCTTCTCTAACATCACTAAGTCCATCTTTTAATATTTTGATAAAATCATAAGCAACTGGCTCAAATATCTCTCCTATAACAACTTTCAAACTATCTTTTTCACTTTCAAATGCTCTTTTCATTCCACCTAAACCAGTTTCCATGAATCTAGCCATTTCTTTAGTTTTTCCATCAGCTTCATTGATTGCATTTCCATAATCTTTTACATTTTTAATTCCCTCTTCGAATAGAATATTTATTGCTGACATTGCCTCTGTACCGAATAACTGTTGCAAGAAAAATGCTTTTTGCTCTGCTGTCATTTTCTTAGTAGCTTTCTCTACTCTATACATAGCATTGTTAATTCCTATGAACTCACCATTTGCTTTATATAATTTAACATTATATTTTTTTAGAAGATTATCAGCCGCTTTTGTAGGTGCTTGAAGTCTTAAAAAAGCCATTCTTAAACTTGTTCCTGCTTGACTTCCTTTAATACCACTGTTAGCTAATACTCCTAAGTAAGCATTTAAATCAGCAAAATTCATACCTGTTTGTTTAGCAATAGGAGCTACATATTTCATAGCCTCACCAAGTTGTGAAAAGTTAGTGTTAAACTTATTAGTTGTATAAACCATTCTGTCAGTAACAAAATCTAATTGATCAGCTAAAAAACCATATGCTGATCCTGTATCAGTAGCTATATCTGAAACAAGTTGCATAGATTCCCCAGTAGCCTTTTGAGCAGCTATAACAGTTGGACTAGCTTCTTTTATTTCTTCTAAAGTATAACCAGCTAATGCTAAAAACTCTTGTGCATCAGATACTTCTTTAGCTGTTGAATGAAATTCTAATGCTACTTTTTTAGTTGATTCAGCTAAATCTTTTAATCCAAATTCATTCAAACCAACTTTAGCACCTGTTTTTCTTAAAGAGTCATCAAAAGCACTATAAGCATTAGTTGCATCTATTATGTAATCAGTTGTTTTTTTGAATATATATCCTATTGATAATATTCCAGCTGCCTTAGTTGCTATTTTACCTAATCCATTATTTAGTAATTCAGTTTTTTTACTACTTTTAACTACTTCAAGTCCTAAATTATCTAAAGCTTTTTCAGCTTTTTTTAAACCTTTGTCATCAAGTTTATATCCAACTTCAAAAAATAATGCTCCTAAACTTGAGTTAGCCATCTCCCCCTCCTTTCTAGAAAATAAAAAAAGCCCTCAGAATCGAATATCTGAGAGCTAAAACAAATTCAGTTATTATATTAGTTTTAAAGTTTTTCCTTACGTTCGTCTTCAAAGTTACTTTTAACATCATCACCTGTATATGTAATTTTAACTTCATCAACTTTATTAGATGCTTTCAATTCTTCAAGGATAGCTTTTAAAAGTTTTTCCTCTTCACTTTTATCTAATGTCTTTTCGATTTCTATATTAATTAAAACTGCTTTAATAATATTTAAAGCGACTGCTACAAAAGTAAATACACACCAAAGAGTTGATAAAATAATACCTACAGATTCTCCTTCTATAAATCCCATTGTGATAAAAAATGACCCTGGTATCATCAACAGCAAAACTAAAAATAAATTTTTAAAAGCCTCTTTGAATAAAGATACCTCTGTTTTGATAATAAACTTCATAAAAAAACCTCCCCTTTACTTAATATAATAAGATTTTACTCTATAAATTATAAAAGTCAAGGTGAGGTATTATTTTATTTCTCAGATATTCAATTGCCAAGGTGCTTTATTTTTCTTCTTCATTGTTAAACCCTTGCGTTTTTTTTATAAAAGAATAGCTTTTAAATAATTTTTCACTGTTCCATTTCATTACTTCCCAAGGATTTAATTTAAAATGATGAGCTACTATATGAGCAAACATCTCATCAAATTCTAATTCATAAGCATTGTGATCAATATTACCTTCGTTATCAAATTTAATCAGTGATACAAAAGGTATTAACCAACTCTACTATTGAACTAGCTTTAATCATATTGACTTTTAATCCTGCTGGGATACAATCAAAATGATCAAATATTTCTTGTGCTACATTTTCCATTTCTAGACCTTTTACTTGAGGTGTTTTCTCAACATCATTACTCTCAAATACTTTAATGTAAACATTTTCTCTTTTAACTCTTAATATTTCAGATGTTGTAGGTTTTCTAAATTTACATTCAAACAGAATACCTTTTTTATCTTCTAGTACTACTGTTTCAAACTCTGCATCATCTTCAATATTGCAAGGTACATAATCTTTATAACTTAATATAGTTTTATTTTCCATTAATACGCTCCTTCATCTGTTATTGATTTATCACATCTAAAATTAAATGTTCTACCTTCTCTAACTCCTGTTGATCCTTTACCATTTTCGCCATCATTGATAATATAACAGTTTAAAAATTTAACTGCTTCTCCTCCTGAGTTTCTATTATCTCTAGACATTGAAAATTTTTTATTAGTATTCATTAGTTGTCTTAATTTCCTTAATGCTGTTCCTGCGTCAGGTCTAATAGTGATACTTCCAGTTATTGAATCATCTACAAGAATAAAAGCTATATCACTTCCTCCAGAGTCTTTTCTAAATTCCATAGTGTCACCATTTCTACTATAAGTAAAAGCATTTTCTCCATCTAGAATGTCAGTAAAGTCCATTCCATCAATTGTTATAAAATCACGTTTACCATTATAAGCCATTATTGTTCCCCTCCTGCTATTGTTTTAGCATTGAATGTTAAAAGCCCTTGTATAACTCCTTCTAGACATTCCCCTCTTGGCATAGCTGCCCATTCAACTGTAAACTCTCCTGTTTTTATATCATTTTCAGTATAATTAGTTTTAGTTTTTACCCAACCTTTAGGAGTTCCTGCTTTTTGTGTGGTTTTGCCTTCTTGAACTTCTTTTTCTGTCCAATTAGCAATAAACTTTCTATCACTTCCTGCATAATCGGCTATAACTTCAAATATAGCATTATCAATTCTAGATGCAGAACTTAAATCAGCTCCTGGATGTCCTAGTGGGTCATTTGATGTTAGAAGATTAACCATAGCAATGTGCATGTCATCTTCCATATTAGCTTTACCCCATTCATTTTTGATAAACTCTCCAAAACAAGTTTTACCAGGGATTAATACTAAGACTCCTCTTCTTTCTTCATTGATGAAGTTGATGTTAGCTTCTTTTAATTTTCTTTGATCAGCTTCTAATCTAGCATTTTTTTGTACTCCTTGTAATCTTCTCCAACTCCAAGGAAGATATCCAGGTTTTGTAGTTGTCAAAAATCCTATTACTCTAGATTCTAAGTTATCATCTCCATCAAATGCTATAGCTCTAGAATTAAAGCTTTTAGCTAGATTTACAACTTCATCTATATCAGTTGTTGTTGGAGTAGTATATGCTGGAAATTTATTATTAGCAATCCCCCATTCTACCAAACCTGTGACAGTTTCTTTCTTATAGCTATCTAAGAAAATAAATAAAAAGTTATCATTTTTCTTTATAACTTCATCTAAAAAAGTTTTAACTGTTGAAGCATCTGTTAATGTATCTTTTCCTACAACATCAACACTATCAACTCTAGTTTCTCCACTAAAAAAAGCTTCAACTTTTTTATAAATAGCATCTCCTGACTCAGCTCCAGATATTTCAGATGCTTTAGTAACACTTTGGTAATCTATATTCTTAGTTGTTGATACAATTAATGTTCTTCCAAACTCTAAAGGAATAATTCCTACTGTGTCACTCAATATATTAGATTGAATTAATCTCAATTTTTTACCTCCTTTATGTTGCCAATTTTAGCAAGTGGAATAATATTCTCTTGCTCAATATCAACAATAAAATTTTGTTGATATCTATATCGTGATATAGTTTGTTGCTGCAAATAATCATTGATATTAGTTATTTTTAAATCTCCTCTTAACACAATATCTTTAAAACATCTGTTTTTAAAATCTTTATTCAAAGTATATCTAGTAAAAATATTTTTATTTGATAACTCATAAAGTAATTTATCTAAATCAAACTTTTTATCACTCTTATAATAAACTTGAATTTCTAGCATATACTCAGCATTAAATATATACTTTTCAATTAGATTGCCTTTAATCTCTCTTGAAACTAAATAACCTTCACTTTCTGTGTTTACTTCAATTACATCAAATCTAATTAAAGGATAGCCTTTAAAAGCTCTTATATCATCATCTGACAGTTCCACAGAGGATAATATACAAGGGTATGTAGTTCTGTTTGATAGATATTCATACCAAAAATTTATCAAATCTTCTTTAATAGTCATCTACTACCCTCCTAGCTAAAAATCTTGTGTAATCTGCTAATAGTTCACTATCTCCTATAGCCTCTAGCTTATATTTTTTAGAATTATAAACAATTACATCTCCAAGCATAGGTGTATACTCTTCATTTTTTATAAAGTAAATTACTCTATCACCTTGTAAAAATCCTGTATTATCTTCTAATTGTAAAGGTGTAGGCTCTAATATAGCTGCTTTAGCTTGAAGGGTTTCTATAATTATTTTAGGAACTCCAGCAATTATTTGTCCTTTAGTTTCTCTAGTGACAGATACAGGAACTGCATATTTTTTTATAATATTTTTATGTCTAAATATTTTAGTCATTGTTACCACGTCCTATTGTGTTACTTTTGCCTTTGTTAGTTATAATCTTAGTTCCTATACTTCTTCTTAAATCTCCATTATCAACTAAAGGTGTACCATCTCTATATTTTAAAGGTGGTGGCATATCTCTACCTAATTCAGCTTTAGTTTTAGAAGATAATACAATAGCAATTTTTTTATTAGCTTCCTCAAATGTAGTTTTACCTTCTACAATCTTTTTTATTTGATTAGCTAGTAATTGTTTATAAAACTTTTCATTTCTTGTGTAAGCTAAGCTCAACCATCTTCTAGCAGGGATTTTAACAATAGTCCCTTCTTTAACTATTCTTTTGAGAGAAGGAACAAAGTGTGTTTTTTTAACTTTAAACTCTGTTCCAAACTCATGTACTGCTCCTATCATTACCATTTTAGAGTCATCATCACCAAAAACTCCAGTTTTAAAAGAAACATTCCCTTCCTTACTTAATTTTTTAAGCATTTTACCTAGCTTAGTAGGTTTAAAAGTTGCTTTCACACTCATGATAGAAACCCAACTCCTGAAACTGGTAAATCTTGGTCCATAGCTATTGTTTGACTTTTTAAAGATAAATACATTTGTCCATAAGTACTACCTTGCAATCCCATTCCTAGCTTTGGTGTGAGCTTTTTATCTCTAGTATTACCATTTAAAGTATCTTCAGATGTTTTAAGATAGTTCATATAAAGCAAATGGCAGGTCATGTAGACTTCTGCCATTCCTCTGTAATCTTCATCTAATTGTCCAGTTTTTATATCTTTATCAACTATTGTTGCAGCAAATTCAAGTTGCAATTCTATTACTCTATCTTCAAGGTCCTCAACTTCAATATAAGTATCTTTTATTTGTTGTGGTCTAGCTATTGGTGTCATTACATCACCTACTTCTTAGGTTTTTCCTTTGTTTCCTCTTCTTTTTTATCTTCTTCATAAGAAACTACAATATATTTTTCTTTTACTGCTTCAGCGATCTCTTTATTATTAACTAAAATTTCATCTATAGCTTTTTTTTGTTCCTCAGTTACTTCTGCGATAGAAGTACCTGGAACAAAACAAAATGATTCCATCCATATTTTACTTTTTGTATTATTTTCAAATTTAATCTTCATTAGTTCCTCCTAAATAGCTCCTGTTAATTTAACTACTGCCTCAGGTTGTATTAAAGCAAATTCTGATATTTTTTCTTCGATAGGTGTGATTGTAGCTCTTCCTTCTTCATATTCTTTTCCAATTGAAAGAGGTAGAACGTCAATGAATCCCATGTTAGATGGTATATCATCTAATCCCATTGCAGTTTCAATTCCAATAACTCCTTTTATATTAGCAAAGTATTTTCTTCCTATTAAAACTTCTCTAATGCTCTTAGCATCTGTGATAGTTTCTCCAGCTTTTGAAGTGTAAGGTCTTTCTAAAATAAAATCAAGTTTTTCAGGTAATACTAATGTTCTAGCAACAAATTTCTTTCCTGTTTCCATAGCTACTTTCATTTTAAGAATATCTCCTACTATTTCTTCTCCTGTAGCAGTTTCCCAAGTTTTACTAGCAGTAACTACATGTATTCCTTGATGTCCTTCAGATACAAATCCTTTAAGTCCAAGTTTTTCAAATCCTTTTAATAAGAAATCATTTTCAGTTTCAGCAACTATTCTAAATGCTTGTTCAGTTCTATTAAGTGGATATACTTTACCAGTTTTAATGTCGTCTAGCTCGTTAATATCTGTTCTAACACCGAATGAAATCCATTTTAAAGGAATTGTTGTAGGAATCCCATCATCTGCTAATGTTGGAACTGTGTTAGGTCTTAAATCAGTAATAAGAGCTTTACCATCAAAGAAATGTTTTATATAAACAATGTGTCTAGTAGCTACATCAACACCATCTAAATTAGTAATTCTTGGTAATATTTCTCTAGCAAATAAAGGCACTCTTTTTTCTTCTATAATGTCTGCTAAAGCTCCAGCATAAACGTCTCTTATTGCACTTTTAGCAATTGAATTTGTTTTTTCTTTCATCTATTTATTCCCCCTTTTATCCTCTTAAATGTAAAATAGCGTATCCATTTTCTTCTGCTGATGTTTCAAATACTCCGTTAACATCATCATAACTTTCTGTTCCTGTTTTTGCCCATTTACCATTCGCTCCACAAGCTGCTTTATCCCCTGCAACTACTGCTGATGCGACTTTAACCCATACATAACCTTTTTTAATAACTTCTACAGTAGATTTTGTAGCATATTTTTTATCCTCGTTAATATTTAAGTTTTTAGCTGCTGCAACTCCTATAAATTTTCCTCCTGTTGTCATTAATTTACATTGATCAACAGGGTCAGTTCCTCTCATAACTCCAGCACCAAATGGTACTTCTACTTCACTATAAAAATAACCATACTCATCATAAGTTGATAAAATTCTTGCCATTTTACCTTCTTTTCTAATTTCCATTAATTTCTACCTCCTATCTTATTAACTGCCATTTCCAATCTTGACATTCCATTAGTTTTAGCCTCTTTATCTTTAATATTTGAAGGTGTTACTTCTGGTTTATCAATTGTATTCAGTTTAGCAATAGCTCCTTGATATAATCCATCTATAAATGCTGAACTTTTATCTGTTAAGTCAATATTTTGGAATGCTGAATTAATAACTTTTTTCTTTAAGTCATCAGAATTTAATTTAACAAGTTCTTTAATATCTTCTCCAGTCATTTCTGATACTTCAATAGCTTTATTGATTCTTTCTGTGAACTCACCATTTAAAGTTTGAGCCATTCCATTTACTTTTTGATTTAACTCTTCATTAGTAGCTTTCAAAGCTGTAATTTCACCACTTAGAGAATCTACTTCATTTGTTTTAGTAGCTAATTCTTTATCTCTTATTAATAACTCTGCATGTAGTTCAGCTGCTTCCATTTCTTTTCCATTATATTTAACTGCCATTTTTCCTCCTTTATTTTCTTTTTGGTACATTCCTTTTTGATAACTTATGTTATCATCAATAGAATTTAGTTTAATAACTCCTACTTTCTCCCCTGCACGACCAGTTGGAACTAAAGAGAAGTGATTTAACTTCAAATCTATTTGTTTAACATCATAAAACTCTCCATCATCAGTAACCCCTGACTCTTCTAAGATGTCACAGTAATAGCCTATTGAGAATTGTTCTTTTCTCCCTAGCTTAATTTCTTTAATAGTTGAGTTGTCTATCACTCTAACATCTACTTTTAGCTTTTTATCTTCTATACCATAGTTTTTAGTAACAAAACCTTTGATATATGTTTGAGCATTAACAGAATTGAGAAATTCCCAAGGGTGCATATCCGTCATTATTAAGCCTGTAGCTTGAGGTACTGCCTTTTCTAGTTCCTCTAGAGGTATAACTTCCCTTGATATTCTTTCTTTCTGATAATCCATATATTCCATAACTTTATCAGCTTCTGAAATATATCCTGTAAGATCTAAAAATCCATCCACAGTCTCATTTTGTCTGATAACATTAAATAAAATATTCTTTTTCATTTCATCACCCCCTTTCTCATAGATTTAAAACTTCATCTTCTACTACATCAGCAACACATCTACATCTAATAGCACTTCCTGGTATCTCTCCATCTGGTGGATTATCCCAAGAATAAATTTTCCCTTCTCTATCTTGATGAGAAGGTCTTACTCTTTTATCTCTTGCAGTTACCCATTTAAATTTTTTTAGCCCTATTCCTTTAAATTGAGCTTTAGTTGCTTGTGCATAAACATTACCTACTTGGTCTGCTGCTATTAAATTAGCTCTATTCTTTTCTATTCCTGTTGCTTTAGATATTGCATCTGACAACTCTTTAAGAGTTAATCCTTTTTCAATTTTTTCTTCTACTAACTTACTAACAATATCATCATAAGTTCTCAAATACTTGCCAGGTTCTGCTTTTATCAAAGCTACATTATTTTTCAAAATTTCTCTAAGTTCCTCTATATCTATGTAAGGTTGTGAGAAAAAGTTTATTCCTTTTATAGCTATTATATCTGCATTGATTCCTTCAATAGTGTAATTTAAAGCTTCTAACAAATAATCAATACACATTTCACTAGCATATTCAGTTGTTAACAACTCTAAAAAATATTCTATTAACTCATCATTTTTATCACTTAACTCTTCAATTTCTATAATTTTCTCATCATTTTTACTGTTTATCTTGCTTTTTCTAGATATTTTAAGAATTTCTCTTAATTTTCTCTCTATATCATCTATAAACTTATTTAATTTTTTGGCATAAGCAAGTTCAGAGTTTAAAGGAAATTTATCCATCTTACTCACCTAGCTCCAAGCTAGAAATAAGCTGTTCCTTTAAGTTTTCTAAAACATTCTTATCTATATCAATATCTTTGATATTCTTTTCTAGTATGCTAATAGATTCAACTAATATTTTAGTTTTTTCAGCTTCCATTTTATTAATTTCAGCTTCTTCTTTTTCATCCATTGATCTAATAGAATTAAAATTTAGTTCAAATTCAATATTATATTGCCCTTGCTCAGCATATAAGAGTTTAATGATATTTCTAAGCATTTCATCAACATTATCTTTTTGAAACTTTTCAATATACTCATACCATTTTTTACTATCTTCTTTAGCACTTGCTAATGCTCCTTGTGCAGTTCCTACAAGCCTAGAAACTGGAATACCTGTATCAATAGCTATTTCAGAGTAAATATAGTTTTTTAGTTTATCAAAGTCTATACTTTGTGACATATTAACTGTTTGAAAGTCATCATCTACACCTGTAACTAATAGAGTTGATGAGTTGATCTCCATCTCTTTTTTAGCTTTGTACTTATTCAAACCTATTTCTCTTAATATTTTATCTAGTTGTCCTTTATCAGCTATTTTTAAAATTTTCAATAAAGCTGCATATGCTAATTGCCCAGCACTCCAAATTCCACTATCTTTTATAATTAAGAGTTCCCAAATTCTTTTAAAGAATGAATCTCCTGTGTAATTAGAGCTAGTTGTGTATTTATCTACACGAGGGAAAGGTTCATAACCAGTTAGCCAGCTAGAATCTATTTTGACAGTTGGAACTTCTCCATAAGGATTTTTAAAATCAATATTTTTTATTTTTCCATACTGCTCTTTCATCTTGTCCATTTGTCGCTCAATAGCAATAATGTCTCTAGCATAAAAGATATTAAAATCTTTTATCTTAACTATTTTATTCAAATCTAAATGTTCACCAGTTGCTAATGGAAAACCCTCTAAAACAGGAAATAAGAAAGCGATACCATCTTTTAAACCTGTTTCTATTAGAGAAGTTAAATAGTCTGCACATTCTAATTCAACAAATCTTTTCATTACTTTTTCATCTAGAGATTTATTGTTAGACTCTATTGTGAATCCTGATTTTATTGAAGATGAGGCAATATCATTTAATAATCTCTTAGCAAATCCCTGCCCCCAGTACATAATATCTATTTCTTGTTGAGTCAACTTTCTTTCTTCTGTTAATTCTTGAGAAGAAATTGGGTCTAATATATTATCTCCTTTTGTTGACATTGGATTTGAAGATTTAAAAAAGTTCTGTCTTTTTCTTCTTTTCAATTTCTCACCTCCTCTACACAACACTAATTACATTTCCTTTATTAGCTACCACTTGACAACCATAGCTTGTGCAGTCTACAAGATCATCGTGAGCATCAACTGGAAAATTGATTAGTTGATTTTCAAAGTATGTTAACCACGGAGCCCCTTTTAAATGATAAACTTTACCATTTGCATAGTATAAAACTGCTGTTCCTGCTCTTTCTATCTTATCTCCTATAGCTTTTAGCACTTCAACAGGACGCCCTACTCTTTGAAGTTTTTGAATTATTCCTGTTCCTGATTGTTTATCTTCTATAGCTTGAAATCTTAAATCAAATTTTTGCCAGTTCTGATCTATAGCTTTCTCTTGATCAGGTACTTCTATTCTTGCATGGAATACATCTCCAACTAAAATATCATACTCTGGAGTAACTCCAAACGTGATTATTCCTGTTTCATCATTCTCTTGTTTATCTTTTTGAGCTGTATCAATAGTTGAGAAAAACCAACAATCTTTAAGTAAAAATTGTTTTTTACCTTGCTCAGTATAAAGAGTGACAAAATACTCATCAAATTCAAAGTATTGAAAATATTCTCTTTTAAAATACTCTCCACTATCTGTTTGAGGTTTTTGCTTGTATAAGCTCCACCAAGCTCGTGGATTTAATTTAAAAGGTATAAAATACTTTTCATCATACATTTGAGGATATAACGCTTGTCCTACTTTTCTCCCTAAAGCGTCTTGTTCTGCTTCTTCTTCAGTTTCACATATAGCCATTAAGTCAAGTTTTATCCAGTTCAAATCTTTTTCAGTTTCTTCTATTTTCCCTCTAAGATCTGCATTGTGCCATCTTGTCATAATCAATACAATTATTCCATTTTGATGTACCCGAGATGCAAATGTAAAGTTATACTCCTCGAAAATACTTTCTTGGATAGTCTTAGATATAGCTTCTTGTCTATTTTTGACAGGGTCATCTATAATTAATAACTCTGCCCCTTCTCCTGTTGCTGCTCCTCTTATAGAAGAACCTTTAAATCTTCCTCCACCTTTTAATTCCCACATAGCTTTTTGAGACACATCATTTCTAAGCTTGACATCAAATAATCTTCCTGCTAATTCATTAATCCATTCTCTATTTTTTTGTCCTGCTTTCTGTACTAAGTTATCACCATAGCTAGTAACTATTGTGTTTCTCCAATCTGCTCTACTCATAAACCAACTTGGAAAACAGTTAGTTATACAAGTACTTTTCAAATGTCTAGGTGGTATAGAAATTGCAATTCTAGACTTTGAATCTATATCTTTAAAAAGTCCTCTCTCAGCTAATGTCAAAACATCACATATTAGCTCAATATGCTCACCTAGTATCAAAGGATTAGCAACTGGAAAAGTCTGTTTAAAGTATGAAAAATAACTTTCACGACATAAATAGTCATTAATTTTACTGTAAAGTTTTAACTCTTTATCCATAAAATTTTCTAAACTTTCTATTGCATCATTAAACTCTTTTTCAATCTTTTTCAGCTCTATAAAATCTTTAAATATCTCAGTTACTTCATATTCAGGGTGATTATTGATTTTAAAAAATCTTTTCAAATTCTCTAAAGACTTCATTTTTTTATACCTCTAGCCTTTTTTAATATTTTTATTATTGCATCTCTATCTGTTTTCTCATCATTTAGTTCTGAGTCATCTTCTTTCTCTAATCCTAGATACTTAGTCAAGAATTTAAGCGACTCTTTTCTATCTTCAAGTTCAATAGATACAGTGCTATTTTCTTTATACGAGCCTTCAACCTCAGATTTGGAAGATTTAATAGTAATCTTTTTTATAAGAGTTCCATCCGTATTCTCTTTTAAAGTTCCATCTGCATTGATGTAGTCATTTATATCTGAAAAAGCTATTTGTGAATGTCTGTTCAATATTCTCTCTTGTGATAAAAGAAACTCTGATTTTTGCTGCTCTTTCAATTTGTTTAAATACAATTTTATGCTAGGTTTTTCTAGGAGACGATAAATATCTACTCTAGCATAATTTTCACTATATCCAGCTTTTATAGCTGCCTGATAAGCATTAAAAGATTGCATATAATAATGACAGAAAAGTCGCTGTTTATCAGTCAATCCGTCATCATCTACATACTCAAAATCAGCCTCTTCTAATTGTAGTTTTTTTTTATTATTCTCATTGGAACGTTCCATATTTTTTACGGAGCGTTCCGTTTCATTTTTATTAAAATCGCTCCACTTATCCTTAGCTTTCCATCCTCTTATAGTTCCTTCTGAAACATTTAGTTTTTCAGCTATTTCTTTTAATATCCCTTTAGGAGCATTTTCTCCTCCAGCTTCTAACCATAATTCTTTAGCTTTATCCCTTGCTGGATCTCTTATCCTTGCCACACCACCACCTCACCTCCAAAAAATAAAAAAAGGACACATAATATGTCCTTGATCGCTATTTCTATATTTTATATTATATCTTATACTGAGTGTGACATTCAATGACAAGATTACATTATTACAAAATTTTCTAATGCTCTTCTATGAACTCTATGCACTTGTCTTACTGAACAATATAATCTATCTGCTATCTGTTCCCACTTCTCATTAAGAATGTATCTAGCTTTCAATAAAGTTTTCTCATCTGTATCTTTCATTCGATCTATCTCAATAAATAATTTAGCTTGTAGACGTTTTAATTCGTCGTTTTTAGCCTTTATAATCTCCTCGACGACTATTATATCATCTATCTTATCTATTATCTTAGAATCATCTTGAAGTGGTCCACCTTGTAATTTATCTTTATCATAGCTAATAGCTTTCATGTCATCTAAATTACTTTCTAACTCTAGCAATACATCTTGTTGTATTTTAATTTCCTGTCTTATTTTGTATCCTTGCTTTAAGTACTCTTTTTTATTCATCATCTTCTCCAGTAATTTCACATATCAGTCTTGGATTTTTCTTATCCTGACCTACTACTTCAATCTCACACTTTCTATAATTCAAGACATTATCATTATCTATAATTTTAATTTCTTGTAGTGCATCTAATAAATACTTGTCTATAACGCTCACAATATTCATTAAATCACTTTGAGAGTTTTTGTAGTATAATTTATAGCTTGTCTTGATAACTCCTGTTAAATGCTTTCTAGGAAGTTTCAATAGTGCAGATACTAACTCATGATAATATCTTTTAGTTTTACTTTCTTCTTGAAAGTGAGTATTTCTATACCAATTCATACCTATAAGTTTAGTTTTATTCTTAGTTGTCTGCACATAAATTGGTAATTCTACTGTTATCTTCATATACTCACCTATAAACTAAAAAGTCTTGCATACCAAGGTTTTTTCAAAAAATTATTTTCTTCAGTAAGTACTTTAATTTCTTTATTCATAACTTCCAAAGTTTTTTTATAGTAAGCAATATCCTCATTTAGCTCTAAATTTTTGTCATGTAACTTTATTTTTTTATCTCTCAACTCACTGTTTTCAACTGTCATCTCTGAAATTACAGCATTTTTGTCTTTTAAAAGAGCTTTCAAGTCATGATTTTCAGTTTTTAACTTACAGTTTTCTTCAATTACCTTATCATCTATAGCTTTTAATCTTTCTGTCATTTCTTTTAGTCTTTCAAGCTCAGCTAAATACTTTTTATCAGCATACTCATCAAGCAGATCCTTTACTCCCTTTCTAGCTGATTCTATATTATTTAAGTTTCTACTAGAAATACCTTTAAGTCCTCCAATTTCTGCAATTCTAGTACAAACTTTTCTCAATACATCTCTTTCAGATACTTTACTCATTTATCCTCCTTATTTTTATCTTCCCATTCATCAGATATTAATTTTATAAAAAATGCACAAGTAGCTCCAATACACACTGAAAAAATTATTTCACCTAGTATTACATAAAATAATTCCATCAATTAACCTCTACTAACTCATAAAGAGTGTCCACAGGGTACTTTGAGAAAATACCTCTGTAGACATCTATTTGAATAAATATTTTATTTTTCATTCTTGGATCACCCAGTCTTTATTAATTCTCTTCATATTAGTTTGCCATTTCTTCCAGTAAGTTTCTAATAAATCATTAGTGTTAAATCCTCTAGTTAGAGCTATATCCAAATACACTTTAAAAGCTTCTGCCATTTTATCAGACCAAATACAATGTTTAAGTGAATACAATTTCGTTTTAAACTTACATCCAACTTGAAGAGGTTTATCAAATGTAGTTGCAAGTTCAACTAATTTATCATTATAATAATTTCTATCTACTTCATTACCTAATCTTTCAAGTATCATCCAATGATAGTTAAAATATTGTAAAAAGAAAAATAGAATATCTGTCAGTTCTTCAAGCTCTTTTTCTCTGTTATATTCTTTTTGTTTCCAAGTTTTAAAATTCAATTCACTTGGCAGCTCTCTACACCATTCTTGAATCTCATCATCAATGCTGAGAACAATATCAATAGTTAGTCTCTCTCGAGGCTCAAATCCATTCTCACGAGGTTTTGAGACCTTATCATCTAAAATTTTTTGTAACTCTAATAAATCAAGAAAACATCTAGGTTTACTAATCATCATTCTTCCACCTCTACAAAAATAACATTTTTTTCATCTTTTCTATTTTCCCAGCAACACTCTGGAATAAAATTATCTTTTGCCATTTGCCCACAATGCCTATATACCTCATCAAAAAAGCAACCTTCACATACAGTTTCATCATCAGTCTCTACAACTGTGAACTTCCTACAACCTAGTTGAAATGTTTCACCCACTCCTAAATTTGCAAACTCTTCTTTAGTCATTATTCCTCATCTCCCTCACACTTTCTGAAAGCTCCTATTTTTGATTTTAACCAACTTTCGATATATTCTCTTGAGTAATCCCCAGGGAATGTCTTAGACTCTATCTTTTGCCTAAAATCTCCCTTTAGATCTATACTCAAGTAATAGTTTTTTTCTCCGTTCCTGTATATTTCATAGAGATACACAAGATGCTTTTCATTCTCGTATATCTCTATAACTTCAGGATAAACTCTATTAGACATCTTTAACCTCCTATGCAGTTCTTTTCTCCTGTAAAACTTTTAAAATTTCAGGATAATTTCTAATATTTATATTATTTTCTTTTAACCATTTCTTTATATGGCTCTTACATAAGAAAGTTCTAGTTAAAGTTGTTAATTTGTAAGCTAAACAACATTCAAAAGTAATTCTTATGCCTTCTATATCGTCGTAATTAGGTAGTACCTCTCTAGTTTTGGGGTCTAACTTGACATATTCAGCTTTTAATAAGACTATTGAGTCACTTATTCTTTTTTCTTCCTCTGTCATCTTTCAGTCACCTCTTGTATCTTTCCTATGAAATTAAAGTGTATAGTCCCTAGTTCCCCATCTCTATTTTTTAAAACATTGACTTCAAGCAACTCAGGATCTTCTGTATCCTCGTTATAATAAGCATCTCTATACAGTCCAATTATTATGCTTGCATCCTGCTCTATTTGCCCTGAGTCTCTTAGATCGCTCTGTTGAGGTCTCCTGTCTGCTCTCTTTTCAACGTCTCTTGATAACTGAGCTAGAGCTATAACAACTATTCCTAATTCTTTAGCTAGTTTCTTAAGCGAGATGCTAATATCTGTGATTTGCTCGTATCTACTACCCTTTACAGAACTTCCTAATAGTTGCATATAGTCAATTATGATGTAATCAAGACCATTCTTTTCTTTTTCCACTTTACAGATCTCTAAAATCTTATTAACAGTGAAATTTCCAGTTATAAAGCTTAATTTCTCATCAAGCTCTGATAATTTAGCAGATGCAATATTTAAATAACCATATGCCTCATCTGGAAGTTGACTGTAAGTATTTCTATCTTTTAAAAGATCTAATCTCACTCTTGACATCTGAGACATAATTCTATTTATAATTTGCCTCTCTGACATCTCTAAGCTAAAGAAAATACCCTTTTCACCTGTTTTAGCTATATTTAATGCTTTTGAAAGAATAAAAGCTGTTTTACCCATTCCAGGACGTCCAGCGACTATCACAAGATCTTCAGCTTGCATTTGAACTAATCTATCAAATTTCTTCCAACCCGTTTTTATTGGGTCTTTAGGAGGATTTTCAATATTCTTGTAATATTCAAATACAATGTTTTTTAAACTCATTTTTTTTACTGTTGTAGTTTCTCCTAGAAGCTCATCTCTTACAGCATTAATTTCATTTAGCATATCTTCATTAGTTCCAGCCTCTGTAACTAGCTGCAATTTTCTTTTTAAGTAGTCTTGCTTTAGCTCTTTAATATACAGTTCTAGTCTTTCGCCATATGCTTCAATACTCATAAGTTTTTGAGCAATTTTATTATCTTTTTCAGTAATTACAGATATATCTACAAGTTCATTATTGACTATTCTCTCTTTACATCTCAAAAATATTGATCTAGCCTCATCACTAAAAAACTTGTTTGGAATTTCAAGTATTTTCTCTTGCTCTGATCTACTTAGATTTAAAACTAATAAGCAATATAATATTTTTATCTCTGACAACTTACTCACCTACCTTAAAGTCAAATATTCCGTTCTCATCAAGTCCATATCCTGTTACTTCTTTAGCAACAAAGACTCTTCTTGAAGGACTTTTAGCCACTTGGACATCATCAGTTTTATTAGTTTTATAAGCGTCAGCTAATATACGTTCAATCATATTTTTTACACTGAAATGATTGATACTAGGCTTTTTATCACTTTTACCTTGCAGAAAATCAGACTCTTTTATTTTTTGCAATAGTAATCTTAGATCTATATCTCTGAAATTGCT